AATATAGACGAAATAATAAATAAAGGATTAGATGATTTTAATCGTTGGCGTAAAAATAAAGAAATGTCTTCTTTTATTAACTTATTGAAATCAAAATCTCCTGAAGAAGTTGAAAAACAATTCTGGATAGATATGAAAAGGTTCATGTCTAATGGCTAACGTCTACTGTGCAATATACGGCAACTCTAATGACTGGGATGGAACGACCCATTGGGGTATGAATCCAGTTACTGAGGAGTGGTGCGCTGACCAAAATGAGCGAGACAATGGCGATGGCGACGGCTGGACAGAAGGCTACACATCGGCCTATCCATCATTATCTGCCTGGGAAACTGCCAGGGATGGCGTTGCTCAGGCCGCTGATACAGAGTATGCCATTATCTTCGGGCCTTGGACAGCACATGACACAGCAAAATTAACTTTTGCTGGTTGGACAAATCCACCAACTGAAATCATAATCCAGACACTTGGCACTGATGCCAGAAGCCAGGACGGTAAATTTGGCAGTAATAGTTGTTATGTTTTAGAGAACGATGATGCCATTAGATGTGTTGACGTTGATCAAACTGGACATACACTTACATTTACCGGTATTCAGTTTGAAATAACTAATACAGCCGCTGATACCTGCATATGGAATGATAACGCGGCTAACCTAACAGTAGATAAATGTTTTTTCTATGAAAACGGAGATCAAGGCGCAAGGGGCATATACTCTGTTTCTGGTACTGCGCATGATGTAATGGTCGTAAACTCCATATTTAGAGATTGTATGGAGGGTATAAAAGGGAACACCAGTACAGGAACAGGCAAGGTATATAACTGTACTTTAGAGGGTTGTGCTTATGACTGTATTGAAGATGATGGCGGAGTATGGACAGTAAAAAATTGTGCAGTATTTAACAATGTAGATGATTTTGATGCTGTCGATGTCATTGACTGGTGTGCATCAGATCAAGGGGCTGGTGAGGGAGATAACGGCCTTGATATTTCAGGTACTTGGGACACTACCTGTTTTACTGACCAGGGTAATGGCGACTATTCGATTGAGGTTGACAGTCCCCTGAAGGATGCTTCTGACCTATCTCAGTTCGACGATGCAGACGTGCCGAGTGATGATATCTGTGGCAATCCCCGAAATATAGGTGAAGGCGAAACGGTTAGTATTGGGGCTTATGAGTATGTGGCGGTTGGACCGGAAGAAGCGATTAAAGAACTCTTAGTAGGTGCTGGTGGTATGGATGGAGGCTCATTAGGTAGCGGACTAAATCCAATGTATGGATGAGGTATAAAATATGAAACAAGAAGTTAAACAGGGACAGACTGATTATACAGTGCTTATTCTGATTAGGGATACAGATGGCGCTCCTAAGACGGGGTTGACTAATGCGTCTGGCGGGATTGATGTCTGTTATACTCGCGTGGAAACAGATAATGATGTGGTATTGACTGATGGCGCTCCGGTTGCCTTGGCGACTCCTTTACTTACAGATCCTCATTTGGATTGGGGTTTTTTACAGGTTGATGCGACTAAAGCTCCTGGGGTATATCGACTTGATATTGCAGATGGAGTATTCTCCGCTGGTGCTTGGTCAGCTATCGTTACTCTTATCTGTACTGGATGTGATCCAACCAGTATTGAGTTTGTGCTTGTACCTGAGTCACCTTATAGTGGTGTTAAGGCTACTTCATTGACTGGCCATACAGTTCAGACAGGGGATAGCTATGCAATAGTCAATCATGCAGATCATGGTAATGCTAAGCTCGTACGCTCTACTACACCTGCAAATGCACTTGATGTTAATGCAGCGGGCGAGGCGGGGCTTGATCTTGATAACACCTCTGGAACCTTAGCAGCCGCTCAATTCGCAGCTGACTGTCTCACAGCCGCCAAAATTGCTGCTGATGTCCACGCCGAGGCTGCGGATGCGGTATGGGATGAAGTCCTAACCGGAGCCTCCCACAATGCTGCTACCTCAGCCGGACGTAGACTACGCCAAGCCGCTGATGTTATGATTGTCCGTGATGAGACTTGTCAGGCAGGTGGAGGAAATGCGGAGATCATTTTTGATGCAGCGGCAAGCGCGGTTAATGACTTTTACATAAACGACTTTGTTGTTTTGTACGACGGAACTGGTGTGGGGCAGGTAAGACATATTGATTCGTATGTTGGTGCCACGAAAACTGCTACGGTGAATCGTGATTGGGACACCAATCCTGACGCAACGACAAAGTTTATGATTAGGTCGGACTCTACTAAGCATGTTCATGGACTTACAACAGAAGCTAAGACAGAAATAGGGGATGCTACAGCTGATGAAGAGTATGATAATGATGGCACAGCAATTTCATTGCGTGGAGCTATTAAACTTCTCCTTGCTGTGCTTTCTGGAAAATCAAGCGGGGGCGGAACAGCCACCTTAGTCTTTAGAGACATCAATGATGCCAAGAATAGAGTAAGCGCAACGGTTGATGCTAATGGTAATCGTACTGCTATTGGTACGAGGGATGCAACATAAATGGCATTGATTAAAGATGGATATTGGCAAGATACTTATTGGCCATCAAGTTTTTGGCATGAAGATTGGTGGCTTGAGTATGGAATAGCTGAGACTGATGTATCTTTAACGCTTAGTCAAATCTTAACTGCTGCAGCGGCAGGATTAGCAAATGCGCAGGCAACTTTATCATTACCCAAGGTTTTGACGTTATCTGATCAAGCAGATGCTATTGCTGATGCGACACTTATAATCGCAACTCATCTTGCGTTTATAGCTAATGTTGGAGAAGAGTATGTAGATGTAAGTTTATCACAATCATTGGGATTATCGACACAAGCTGATGCAACAGCTGCAGCGGCATTAACTTTAGCGTATCATACTGCTTTAGGACTCATTGGTCAGGTTGATGCTATTGGTGTTGTATCCTTGGCATTACATAAAGGGATATCGACTACATGTTATCTTAGTCAAGAGGGAGCATTAACTTTAGCACAGTCATTAGGATGCACAAATTCTGCGCAGGCGGTAACCGAAGGTGGATTAACGATTGCTCAGAGTTTAGGTGTTGCTACGATAGCACAAGCATTGGCCGAAGCTGGTTTATCTCTTTCATGTGTTCAATCTTTAGCTATCGTGGGTCAAAGAGTTGTAGCTGTGTTAACTGCACCTGATGGTCGAACAGTTACAGTTGCAGCAGAGATAAGAATTACATCTGTTGAGGCTGAAGATAGATTCATTACAGTAAATTAAGGAGGTTTTGAAATGGATTTTGAACAAAAGCAGGGGTTGGATGTGAAAGCAGAAGCATTTCGCAGAGCAGAATCTATGTTCAATATGGGGATGAAGAACATCTGGAAATTTGAATGCTTCGACAAATTTGGAAGGCTCAAATGGGTTGATTATATCGAGAATTTGGTTGTGAATGTTGGATTGGATGATGTTCTCGATAAATATCTCAAAGGTTCGACATACACTGCTGCTCATTATGTTGGCCTTACCGATGGTACGCCATCATTTGCTGCCGGTGATACAATGGCTTCACATGCCGGATGGACAGAGGTTACAGCTTATGATGAAGCGAATCGAGTAACACCTACATGGGGCGCTGTATCAGGTCAATCAGTAGATAACAGTGCAAGTAAGGCTGTATTTACTATCAGCGCGAATAGTACAACTATCGGTGGAGCTTTTCTTAATACAGCAGATGATAAAGGCGGATCAACTGGAACGTTGTATGGTGGCGGAGCTTTTACAGCAGGTGATAAGAGTTTAGACGATGATGATGTTCTAAATGTTACAATCACTGCTACAGCAGCTGCAAGTTAGGGAGTTTTGTTATGACGACAATAATGCCGACAGTGTTTCCATTAGATCCTGATGCTGATTTAGATTTCGGATTTGATTGGAGTGATTGGCTGGCGATTGGTGAAACAATATCCAGTTCGAGTTGGACCTTGACTCCTGCAACAGGACTAACTCAGCATACTGATGCTCACTCTAATACCATTGCAACTGTTTGGTTGAAGGAAGTTGTTGCCGGAGCCACACATCGAGTTACAAATAGTATCGTTACATCAGATGGACGTAAAGATGATAGATCTTTCTACGTGAAAGGTGTTGAGAGGTAGGTATTTTCACCGCGCTAAAAATACGAAGATATGGAGAGTGGTCATGCCAAAACCAAAAAAGAATGAAGGTAAACAGGATTTTCTGAGTCGTTGCACAAAAGAACTCATTAACCAAGAGAACCGCTCTGCCGAGCAGGCATACAAACTGTGCAATGTCTATTGGGATGAAACTCATAACCAACGAGCTGCTTTAACGCTTTCTGCTCCTTTGAAGTTGGAATCAAGTGGTGAAGATGAAGATCCCAAAAGTTTTATGATTACAGCATACACCGGTAGATCAATAAAGATATGGTCCGGAAAGATCATTTTTGATGTTAGTGGTATGAAGGCTAAGGCCAAGTTTCCAGTTCTGCGTGAGCATGCGAGGGATCGCATCGTGGGCTTAGGAACCAAGACATGGAAAGACGAGAGTCATCTCTTTATGAGAGGTGATTTTGCAAAAGATAGTCAAGATGCCATCGAAGTCAAGAGTTTGGCTATGCAAGGTTTTCCATGGCAGGCCTCTGTGGGAATCTGGCCTGAAAAGATAAAGGTTTTAGATTCAGAGAAAGAGACTGCTCTTGTTAATGGTCAGAAGGTGGAAGGTCCGATTGAAATCTGGACACAATCTCGTGTAGGAGAGGTATCATTTGTGGCTTTGGGTGCAGATGATGAAACAGCGGCTGTTGTACTGTCTGGTGATCAAGTGCCTGTAACAATAGAAGGTCAAGATGTTAATTTAGAATCCTTACTTCGCATGAGGAAGGATAAATTAGAAAAGGGAGGTAGTGTTATGCCAAAGGCAGTAGAAGTTCTTGAAAATAAGGACAAGATGTTCAAAGAAGCAGAAATTATTGCTTTTTTGGATACGTTGGGAAAAGGTCAGATCACAGATGAAAATCGTGAAATGGTCTTAGGTTCCTTCAAGCTGATGGGAATGGTTAAAGACCAGTTGCCTGAGAAGTTTGTTGAAAACTTGGTCAAAGCTGTCCCTGAGTTGAAAGATGCTTTCACCATCACCGAGGTTAAGGAGGTTAAGTTTCCGGCGGATGAGACAAAGATCCGCAAGGAAATCGAAACCGAGCTTCGGAAAGAGATGAAGATGGAGAAAGATGCAGCTGTGATAGAGCTTGAAGGTGTGGTTGAAACACTTAGCAAAGAGCTGAAGAATACTACGACAGCTCTGGACAAAGAACGCGAGATTCGTGAGTTAGCGGAGATCAGGACCTTTGTCAAGGAGAAGAATGTTCCTGGAGATATCGAGAAAGTTTCTCGTACCCTTCTTTTAGCACGAAGAGCAAATCCGGAGCTTGGAAAAGACATTGAAACTACGTTAGCCTCAGCAGGTGCGGCTCTGGAAGCAGCAGGTGTATTCAGTGAGGTAGGTAAGTCCACACCTGGAGAAACTGGCGAAGCTGCTTTTGAAAAGCTGCAGAAAATGGTCACTGAGGTTATGGAGAAGGATTCAAATTTGCCACAAGAAAAGGCTTGGGAGAGGGTTGTCAAACAAAACTCCGAGCTGTACAAACAGTATACCGCCGAGCGTTCAGCTGCGGTGAAGGAGGTGCACTAATGGCTAATGAACTGAGAGTATGGGATATTGGTTTTTGCAAGGCAGTGGCTGATTATCGTACAAAGCAACATCTTTTCATGACATTAAGTGCAGCTGATACAGTAACTATAACAGGTGCTGGAGGTATCATACTTGGAGTTCTCCAGAACAAGCCAAACATCAATCGTGCCTGTGAGATTCGGAGATTGGGTATCACTAAGATTACTGCAGGTGATACCATAGCTGTAGGCGATAAGCTCAAATCAGATTCGGCAGGTAGAGCTGTGACTGCATCAACCGGTGATATGTATGGTGGAATATGCCTTGAGGCTGCAACTGTGAACCTCACTGCCACAATGTTGATGGAAATAGGTACAATGTAGTACAAATCTAAGAAAGGAGGTAAAATGTTATGCCAGAACCTACTGGAGGTGATCTACACATCGATGCGTTGCTTAGCAATATGAGTGTAGGTTACATGAACAAAAGAAGTGCGTATGTCGCAGATCGCGTATTTCCCACGATCCTCACAAACAAACAGTCAGATAAGTATGCAGTCTATAATAAGTACGACTGGTTTTCGGATCAAGCGAGACGTCGTGCACCACTGACTGAGACAGCTGGAGGTGGATATGCGCTGGAAGATCCAGGTACCTTTTTCAACGATGAATGGGGATTCCACAAAGACATCGCTGACGAGGATGCCGACAATGCGGATGAAGTGTTTCAGCTTGAACAGGAAGCCGTTGAGTTCTGCGTCGATAAGATCCGTATTCGACGTGAAGTACGATGGGCTGCAGGTTATTTTGCAACCGGTGTATGGACTACTGATCTAACTGGTCAAACAGATGCGCCTGGGGCAAATGAGTTCAGAGTGTGGGATGATTACACCAACTCAACTCCGATTGCTGATGTTGCGGATGCCAAAACACTTGTCTTAGGTCTTACAGGCCTCATCCCAAATACGTTGGTTGTTTCACATCGTGTCCATCAGTCGTTGGAGAACCATCCAAAAATCCTGGAAAGGTATAAGTATACGCAGACTGGTATCCTTACTGAGGAGCTATTAGCAAAAGTGTTTGGAATTGATAACTATATTGTCGGTTCAGCTCTCGTAGCTGCAGCTCCGGAAGGGACAGATACACTTTCCTTCCTGTTGAATCAGTATGATGCCTTACTCGTGTATGCCGCGCCTGGGCCATCCAGAAGGCGTCCATCAGGTGGTTATACATTCAGGTGGAAAAGGCCTCGATGGAATGGACAAACTGGTGATCGCCTGGAGTCTACGGTAAGAAAGTTTTACATGAAAGAAATCCGTGGACATCGTATTGAGTGTTCGTCTTATGAGGACATCAAACTTGTGGCGGCTGATTGTGGCGTATTTTTCGATGACGCCATTGCTGCAGGACGTACCATAACCTCCTAAATAGGAGAAACGTCATGACTTTTTCATATGATGCGGCAGGGCTAACTGTAGCCCTGAACCGCATCCGTCTGGAAATTGGAGATACGGACTCTGATCGGCCTCTTCTTCAGGATGAAGAAATCGAGCAGATTCTTGTGGAGCAGAGTGTGTTTAACCTGCGGGTTGCTGCCTGCTGCCACTTGATCTGTTCGATCTTTGCCGGTAAAGCTGAGAGGTATAGTATCGAGGGGTTCTCAGAAACGAAGGCACAAATTTATAATCGGTATAAGGAGATGGCTGAGAGATACGCAGCCAGAGGCGGAGGAGCTCCGTGGATGGGAAGTATCGAAGATAGTTTTAAGGATGCCACAGAGGAAGATACTTCATTGGTCAAGCCGCTGTTTAAGCGGGGGATGCACGACATATGAGCATTGATACATATCTTACACATTTGGTTGATATCGTAACTGTTACGATATCAAAAGGTGAGCGCGAGGAAGTAACGACAGAAGATGTTCCTGCTCGTATAACATCGCGACGTGAGATTATTCATGATTCGCGTGGAGATCGTCTCGCCTCCAAAACTGTTGTGTATTTTAAACCTGACCAAGCCGTAACTGAGCAGGACGAAGTTATTGTCGATAACCAACAGCGTGCGATTGCTGCGATTGTTAGAGCAAGGGATGCAGTCGACATCCACCATCTTGAGGTGACATTGCAATGATGAAGTTGGAATTTAAAGCAGATCCTCGATGGTTTAAACATAAAGCTAAAGAAGCGATTGCGATAGCAGAAATGTCTGCTGTTGTTGGAATGAAAAAAGCTATTGAGCGACATAAGTTTGATGCCATCAATGAGCCACCTACAGTTCCGTTTAAGACAGGGTGGTTGAGGGATCAACATGTAACATTTGTTGAGGTTTTGGGATCGTTTTTGGCAGGACATCTCAAAATTTCCACTCCTCGTGGTTATGCATTATCACTCCATGAAGGCATTAGTCGATGGGGAACGCCATATGACTTTAAAACTCCGGGATCTGGGCCTAAATGGATAGAGTCGAAGTTGATTAGATTTGGTGATCGTTATTTTGGAATAATAAGTAGTACTATCATACAAAATCTGAGGCGTGCGGGATTCAGATGAGCCTAATTGTAAATATCGTTAATTTTATTGATGCAGAAACATCTCTCACAGCCGATGTAGATCTATTTGTTGGAGGTGAACTTTCTGGTGCTCCTAATAAAGGAGTAACTGTGAGAGAATTAGGTCCATCATCTAACCAAAACTATTCAGGGATGCAAGGCCGAGCAGTTCAGTTTTTAATCAAAGAGTTAGCATATGTAAATGCTGAGACGTTGGCCGAAACAGTATTTAATCTTTTTGCTCATAAGCCTGGATTTGCAGTTGGAGATATAGACGAGAATATTTTCTATGTTGATGTAATAAATCGTCCAGGGCTTGTGGATCGTGACGAACGTGGGGCATACATCTTCGCGTTTAATCTACTTATAAGGAGGCCTAATGGCTAATCCAATAACATTTCATTCAAAGTCGGCAGATTTAGTGTATGTCGCAGAGCAGGATGATATACGAGAACCAAAAATGTTGACAGTCAAACATCATCGATCTTTGGCTCTTTTTCTTGGTGATGTTAAGCCCGAGTTTATGGAATTCGGTAGAAAGCTTGGATTTACTTGCATATTGTATGATGAAAAATCTGATCCCAGTTACGTAATTCAGGCTAAAGCTGTCATAGCTCAGCATATGCAGTACCATTTTGTACGATATGTAGAATTATTAAATTTAGCTGTGAGTTACGGAATTCCAACTGTTTGGATACATCCAATTTTGCCACCTGGACGATGGATGTGGAGCTTTCGGTATTGTCTTGTAGGTACTGATATACGACCTGCTGATTTATGGGGGAAGATATGTCAAGAAATCATGTAGCAATGGCGTTTTCAAATGGAATGGGGAACTTCATCTTTCAGACTGCTGCACTCAAGGTCTTGCGGAATTGGGGATATAGTGATATAACTCTGATAACAGATGAAAAACGAGTCGAACAGTCTTTTATGATGGAAGTTTTTGATGGACTATTTGAGGACATAGTAACGAGTTGTGATAATATTGATGCTTATGATCGTATCTTCACAAATAATTGGTTCGTGCCTGTATGTATGAAAGATCTTATACAAGACATCAACCCAAGATATCGAATCACAAATTGGCATCAACAAGGTATCCATGAAGTTCAATTATATCTTGAAGCGGTTGGGGCAGGATGGAAAGATTTTGATGGTTATTTATTTGAACCAGATACCAAACCGATTTTAAGATCTAATCGTCCACGTATCGCTCTTGCAAACTGCTCAGTAACAAATCAGGCGGTTAAGAAGAGATGGAACGGTTTTCCTGAACTATCTGAAGTTTTAGAAAGCATGGGATATACGGTTGTTTTACTTGGTGTTGGTGAGGAGTTGAAGGGATGTTCAGGGATTAACTATGTTAATCAACTAACCATAAAGCAGACTGCAAAAGTGTTACAGCAATGTGATCTGCTAATTTCAGTTTCGACAGGTTTATCTGTAGTAGCTGATGCAGTATCTACACCTGTTCTTCTGATTGAGGGACCGATGCCTACGTTTAAAGCGCATCCAGTAATATCAAAATACTCTGTCGTGAGGAAATACATTTCCTGTGCCCCATGTTTTCAGAAGTCGTTATGGAGCCTCTGTACGACACCGATATGCATGGATAAAATTGCTGTAGGTGATGTCATTCAGGAGATGTTGAAATTCATGCCGCGTCTCAAACGTGAAAGTTACGATTGGCAGGTTCCAGAAGCACCTAAACTAAAGGCCGATAAAGTTGAGGCTGAAGGTAAGGTTTGCTATCTTGTAGCGACATGTAATCGAGTCGGTGCTTTGAAAGACTTCCTTGATTCTTTTAAGACAAGTCATCCACAAAAAGGTCATATTATATTTGTAGATGATGCAAGTAGTGACCCAAGAGTGATTGAGCTTCTTCAAGCATTTAAAATCAAAGGAATTTCGAAGACTATAGTTTCAGTTAGTCCTGCAGAAAGGATTAAGATGTTGAAAGATTATCCGAAAGTGGGCTTCTCAAAGCCTACATATAATCGAATAATCAATCAAGCTTTAGTACTGGATGAAGAAGAACATTTCGATTACGTAGTTATGATAGATTCGGACATCATAATGAAGCCATATTGGGTTCAGCGATGTATCACTGTTTGGGAGGAGACAAAAGAACTTAATGTTGCAAACGTTTCTGGGTTTAGTGGCTGGCATCCCAGTTATGATAGTAAGAATGATGACAAAGTTTATGAATCATCTATCAGCTCCTATAGAATTCGGGAGGGCAACAATTTTCCGTATTTGATGAGCATGAGTTTTTTAAAAAACTTTCACGGAAAATTCAACCTTGAATCAAATAATTCATCATCTGATCTCGATAAAAATGATGAATTACGCCAAAAGGGATTCAATTTTGTTGCTCTTGTGCCATCTCAAACAGAACATTGGGGAGCATTTGAAACAACGTTCAATCGGGGAAAACCGTCGTTGATGTCGGAGGATTTCATATGAACCGCATTTGTCCTATATGTGATAAACCTTTTATAAAGATAAATGGTTTGTATGCATGTCAAGAGGACGGTCTTTGGGCAGATCCCAAAATATCGAGCTTTTCATATTCAGATGACTATCTTTTACATTATCAATTGTATGCAAAAACAACACTATCTAAAAAGATATGTCAAGCTCGATGGAGCTTCGTAGCAAGTCGTGTCACTTTAGTTGATAAAAAGTTACTTGATTATGGTTGTGGGGCTGGAACATTTGGGACATGGTGGAGAGAGGAATATCCTGCTATTTATATGTATGATCCATATTTTTGTAAGGATCATTCATTTCTTGATGTTAATATCGATATCCTTACACTATGGGATTCATTTGAACATATGAGTCGATTAGATATGCTGCCCTTAATTGGTGCAAAGTATGTTTTTATGTCGTTGCCTATTGTTGATGATGTAACGAATATTGCAACATGGAAACATTTTGTGCCTTATGAACATTTATGGTATTTCACCTCGAAGGCTTTAACAAGATTGTTTAAGAAGTGGGGATATGAGCTTGTGGAGACATCTGACTTTGAGAGCTTGTTTCGATCTCCAGGAATCAAATCGTTCTTTTTTACAAAGTCGTAGTTTTAACGCGCTAAAAATATGAAGATGGAAAGGAGGTAAATGTTATGGCATTAGACTTAGGACCATGTCAAGTTTTGTTTGGTACAGCAGGTTCCGAGGCAGATATTGGCAAAACCCAGGGCGGTGTACGTGTTGCATTTAGTGAGGATGTTGTAGACTTGATGTCCGATCAATACGGCTCTCAGCCAGAGGATCAGATGATTACAGGTCATACGGCAACTGTTGTGTCAGCTTTGGCTGATTATAGTGTTGCGAATCTTGCAATCGCATTAAATCAGACGGAGCTACAGATTGGAACTAAGAAAGGATTCAAAGGTTCCAGTCTTGTTGGAACGAAGCTGTCAACTAAAGGACAAAGCCTGCTTCTTAAGAAGTATGTTGATGGTATTGTTTCAACAGACGAAAATAACTGGATTAGATTCCCTGTCGCAGCTCCAACAGGTGCTTTTGAAATTCCTTTTGATGGGACGACACAAAGAGTAATCGAAGTCACATTTCAGGCGTTTCCAGATGCTAATGATATTCTGTATTTCATTGGTGATGAGGACGCAGCTGAATCAGGTTCGTAACAACTAACTTTAAGGAGGAATCCGAGATCATGGGAAAATCAGTAGATATTGATGCGTTATTGGGTGAAGATACATTAGAGGTCACTTTAGCAGGACATGTTTATTCTGTAAAAGATGTTCTGCTTCCAGTGTTTCTCTCCGGAGTAAATGTCAGTGATGAGGATAAAAATGATCCTCAATATGCACACAAACAGCTTGCTCAGCTGCTCAAGGTCGATGTAGATGAACTAAAGGAGGTAGGCTTTCGAGCAGTTGGGTTAGCTATCCAAGAGATCATGAAGTGGACGTTGGAATCGACTCAGACAGGTATGGACAGGTCGATAAAAGAAGCGGAGGATTTGGTCGCTGAGATATAGCACAGTTTAATAAACAGTTGAATACTGCTGTAAGGCGGTATAAATCTGCTATGAAGAAAATGGGTGTCGCAGCTAAGACATCTACTGGAGCTATCAATAAGGCGATGGGCAAGGAAGAGGCGGTTATCAAAAAGAATGCTAAAGCTGCCGATAAAAATACTGCATCTTGGTGGAAACGATTTGGTGTTGTAGCTCTTGGTTTTACTATTGCATATCGTGCAATGAATGCCTTTGAGAATGGATTAACACGAGTTATACAACTGATTGGTGATTCAATTCGCGTTAGCGGTGAGTTAGCATCAGTTCAAGCTAAGCTTGCCTTTTGGTATCAACTGCATTCAAAACAAGTGGGCAACTTCAATGAATTATATGCTCGTGCTGAGGTCAACGTAGTTGCGTTGATGAGAGCAAATCTTGGCGCAATCAGTACTTTCGAGGAGCTTGCAACCGGTATTGATGAGGTCGCACAGTCGATTGGTGGCATCGGACCTGAGTGGGTAGAGCATCTTGCAAGTGTTGTCGATTTTACGAAATTGGTTGCACAAACTACAGGTTCAACAACCCGACAGATTAGACAAGAGTTGCAGGCTTTAATGCAAGGTCAGATTAAAACTACAGATGTCATGGTTCGATCCTTAGTAAGGGTAGGCATTCTTACAAAGAAAGACATTGCAGATTTGAAGGCTATGACACGACAGACAGAGATCTTTCATCATATTTTAACTGAGATTCATAGTCGATGGCAAGAAGTTGCTGGAATAATTATTGCTACGAATGTTGAAGTTGCAATGCAGAAGTGGGAAGATCATCTCAAGTTTATGCTTTTGATAGGTGCTAAAATTGCCTCTGAATATGAGGGTGTTGGAAATATTTTTGCTCAAGTCTTTGTGGATCATATGAAAAAGATTCGTGAAAATATGACTCATAAAGATTGGACGAATACCGTATTGTTTATGCAAAATTTGGCAAAAGCTCTCAACTTTTTGCTGAATGTTTTCGAGAAAATGCTCGATGTTATGATAAGAGTTGTCGTAAGCCTTGGTAGTTTTAGTAAAGGTATCAGTAAGGGCTTTCAAATCTTAAAATATGCTGCAACAGTTATGATAGCATATAAAGC